GCCAGCTTGGCTATGCCTTTGCAGAGCGCTTTGAGACGGCGGACGACGTGCCCCCGGACTTGCTGGAAGGCATCATGCAGCTGGCCGCGTGGTGGTATGAAAACCGCGACAGCATCATCGAGCGCAGCAACGTCATGCCGTTCGGCCTGCCCGATATCATCGCGGCGAACCGTGACTGGAGCTTCTGATGGCGGATGATGGTGGCCTTTTAAAATTCCAACGGCGCATGGCGGCAATCCCTCAGGCGGCTCGAGAGGCAATCAAGCCCGCGCTGATCAAAAGCGGCAACGAGATTGCAGCAATCCAGCGCAGCCTTGCCCCTGACGATCCATCCACGTCTGCACCTGACCTCAAGTCGAGCATCGAGGTCACCGGCCCCGGCCAGCAAACGCCGCCCTACTCACAGCCCGGTGGTTCACAGACCGTGCCAGAGAACATGGTGGCGATCACGGTAGGCAATACCGACGTCCGATATCCGCACCTGCTGGAATACGGCACGACCAAGATGAACGCGCAGCCGTTTTTCTGGCCGGGTTTTCGTCTCGGCCGCAAGAAGGCTCTGGCACGGATCAAGCGCTCTATCGGGAAAGCCATCAAGGACACCCGGTCATGAACGTCGAGGGCGAAGTGCAAACCGCGATCCGGTCCCGGCTGATTGCGACCTTAGCGGTCACATCGCTGGTCCCTGCGTCAAACATCCTGGACACGAACCAGCGCCCCGCGCCGCGCCCCTCAATCGTGATGGGCGAGAGCCAGTCCATCGATGCAGGCACGAGCATCCGTCGCGCTCATACGCGGGTTTATCACACGCTGCATATCTGGGTGAAAGAGCCGTCACTGGCCCGCTCAAAGGCCATTGGTGCCGCGATCAAGGGCGAGGTGCGAAAAGGCCGACTGTCATTGCCAGAGGGTCTGACCTGCGCCGATCTGATGATTGCCAGCCAGCGGTTTATGCGTGACCCGGACGGCGAACATTCCCACGGCGTCGTCACCGTCGAAATCCTTGTGTCAGAGGTGCTGTCATGAAGTCTGGACGCCTGACAGAGGTCATTGAGGTGCAGCGCAGCACAACTTCGCTGGATGAATACGGCACGCCGACTGAGGCATGGGAGGCATTGGCAACCCTGCGGGGCGAACGGATAGATTCTACAACAGAGGAATTTTTAACTGGATTTGGAGCCAGTGAAGTAGATTCTGTGATTTTTAAGATCAGGTATTTTGAAGGCATTTTAGCTTCTGATCGCGTCATGTGGCGGGATGAGCCTTTCAACATCAGACAGGTCACACCGATTGGGCGGCGCAAAGGTTTCGAGCTTCGCTGCACGAGGCTGACCTGATGAAGGGCACCAAGCCAGAAATGCGCGAGGATGCCGACGCCCTGACCGATGGTGTCACGGCCCCTGACTGGCTGGCAGAGGATGCCCGCGATGAGTGGGCGCGTGTCATGCCGGTGCTAATCACGCGCCGCATTTTGACAGATGCAGACCTTGGCGGATTGGAGAGCTACTGCATTTGCGTTGGCCGCGTCCGTCAGATGGAGGCTGCGATCCAAGCAGAGCCTGATGCGGACATGATGCTCAAGCTGATCCGCGTGCAAGACAAGGCGATGGCCTCAGCACGTCAGCTAGGCGCAGAGCTGGGCCTGACACCGGTCAGCCGATCCCGCCCCGCTATGCGCCCTGAGGGTGACAAGGACGACACGCCAAGCCCGCTGGACGTTGGCTGATGGCCTCGACCTTTCCAGAGTGGATTTACGACGGCTCGGAGATCCCGGACCCGTTCGGCTATGGCGAGAGGGCCGTGACGTTTCTACGCGCCCTGCGACACCCTAAATCGATCCTGCCAAACCGCGCCTTTCAGCTTGATCCGTGGCAAGAGCGGATCGTGCGCAAGGTATACGGCCCACGCCATGACAACGGCACGCGGATCACAAACACCGTTGCCCTGATGCTACCACGTGGCAATCGCAAGACATCGCTGTCAGCAGCGTTGGCACTGCTTCACACCATCGGGCCAGAGCGCCGCCCAGGTGGTGAAGCCATCTTTGCCGCTGCTGATCGCAAACAGGCCGGGATCGGCTTCAAGGAGGCCGCTGGCATCATCCGCGAGGATAAGCGCCTTGTCTCAGCCGTGGGCATCTATGACGCGCACAACGCACCGAAGAAGCTCATCTACCGCAAAGAGCAATCCTATCTCGAAGTCATCTCAGGCGACGGCGGACCGCAACACGGTCGCACCCCGGCCTTTGTGCTGGCCGATGAAATTCACATCTGGAAGGGCCGCGACCTTTGGGAGGCTCTGACAACCGGTCTGGAAAAGATCGACGACAGCCTTTTGGTAGTGGCCTCGACCGCTGGCCGTGGGCAAGACACGCTCGCCTTTGACTTCTTTGAGGATGCCCGGAATGTGGCGCGTGGCAGCGTCGATGATGCCTCGATCCTGCCGATCCTGTTTGAAGCTGACCGCCGCGACGACTGGCAAGACGAAGACCTCTGGCACCGGGTGAACCCCGGCCTGCAGCATGGCTATCCAAGCCTTGCGGGTTTCCGTCGTCACGCCAAGCGGTCACAGCGCAGCGTCGGTGATAGGCAATCGTTTAAGCAGCTCAAGCTGAACATCTGGCTGGACGCCTCGACAGAGCCTCTGGTCGATATGGATATCTATGACGCAGGCGGTCGGTCCTATGATCTGGACACGCTCAGGGATGAACCCTGCTGGCTGGCGGTCGATCTATCCTCAACCGTGGACCTATCCGTCATTGTGGCCTGCTGGCGCGTGGCAGAGGGCTACGCGGTCAAGGCGTGGTTTTTCTGCCCTCAGGACACCATCGACAGCAAAGGCGATGCAGGAACGCTGGATATCGAAGACGGCGTCTCCAAGCGCTCTGAGCAGTCCGGGGCACCCTATCAGCAATGGTTAGAGGATGGCTTGATCACGGCAACGGCAGGATCGGTGATCGACTACGCCGAAATCGAGAGCAAGATCATCGAACTTTGCGAAGACCTGAACGTGCAAGAGATCGCCTTTGACCCTCATATGGCGCGACAGGTTCAACCAAAGATACTCGATGCAGGATTGCCAGCGGTAGACTTTCGACAGGTGCCGTCCCTGATGATGCCTGCGGCGATGGAATTGGAGCGGGCCTTGCTGGGCGGCGAGTTCCACCACGGCGACAACCCGGTGCTGCGGCACTGCTTTGCGAACGTCGTCGTCAAGCGCAACGATCACGGCCACGTCGTGAAATTCACCAAACCCAAGAAATGGCTATCCATCGACGGCGCAGTTGCAGCGGCCATGGCCGTGTCACGCGCCGCGGCGAACGAGGGTGGCCTAAGCACAAATCAAACATGGTTCACCGATGAAATGTGGACCGCATAGGAGGCGACGATGAACGCAGCAGTAGGTGCAGACGAACGCCTTGTCGTGATGCTGGAAGCCCGGATCAGTGAATTCGAGCGGCGCATGCGGCAAGCCGAAGGGCGCGGCACGCGAACCTATCAGGGGCTGCGGCGCGGATCAGGGCAAGCCACGCGCCAGATGGAAAGCGACATGGTTCGGGCCACTGGCCGGATCAATCAGGCATTGGCATCGACCAGCAGCAAGATCGGCAGCTTTGGCAAAGCCTTTGTCGGCGGTGCCATTGTGGG